GATTCTTATTGTTGAAGCCGTTTTTAATCACATCACGAATTGCCACGCCAAGAAGGACAAGCCCCGCGACGATTGCCGTGATTGCCCCGCCAAGCACACCAAATGCCAGCCCAAGCCCAGTGACAGCCGCAGCAGCGCCGATGATGTACCCTGTCAGATTATCGAAATTTATGCCGTTTTTAAGCATATCGGCAACGTTGATGGCCATTAGGACAGCCCCAGCGACAGCAAGCGCCAGCTGCTTTGCCTTCGACAAATTCCCCAGGAACTTCTTTCCGATTTTCCACGCAGCGAATCCAGCGGCCACCGCTGCCACATACGGCGATAGCTCGCGGACAACGGCTGCGATCTTGCCAATTTTTCCGGTGTCGACCTGATCGGACAAATCAAATTTCGGCGCTATGCCAGATGAACCGCCTCCACCGCCGCCGGAACTATCGTTCGATTCCCAGCGGTTCATTTCATCTAGCCCGGAAAGCTGTTTTTTTGCCTTCTCGGCCGCGTCCCCTGCGGCCTCGGTTGCGGAAGCCTGATTATAC